CTACCGACGAAATGGACGTTTTGTGTAATTATTGCGGAGAGCCCAATAGGGTCAAAGCTTGTTCTTTGGATAATTTTGTTAAAAACAATAAAACTAAGTATTGTCCTACTTGCTCACGAAAGAAAAAGCGAACCGTAGAATCTATCAACAAAGAAATATCTCGTTATGGTTTTTGGGTCGTATCTGAAAAAATAATAAATGTAGATACCCCAATTTCTATTCGATACCCCGATGGAAACGTCAAGAAAAGAAGTTTTAGTCACATTAGAAGATTAATTAAAAGAAGGGCCACGCTTTAATGGATTTCAAAGCACTTACGGAAGAACAAAAACAAGAATATACGGACATGATGTTCGACCCGTTAACTTGTTCCCAAGATATCAAGGACTGGGCTCGGGCTTTTTTGGATCTTGAGCTTCCATTGGAAATGACGGATCCCGATAGCACCTCTTCTCCACTCGACGCTATTTGGCAAGTTTATAACGCAGCAAAGCATAATTCTGGAGACGTTACTCAAAATTTTATTCTGATGAGTTGTCGTGAAGGAATGAAGACGGTCAGCGTTGCGATCCTAGAACTTCTTCTCATGCTCCATTTTTCTCTAACTGTTGCCCATGCAGCTGCCACGGAAGAGCAATCGTCTGTAGCTATTGGATATATCAACGATTTTAAAGACAAAATCGAGCCACTCCTATTGAAAAAAGGCTGGGAAAACCTAACTCAGAACAAGCGCACCATCAGATATAAAACTCCGGAAGGAAAAGTTCCTTTCATTAAGATCTTAATTTGTACGACTAAGGGAATGAATTCTTTGCACGCCAATTTTCTATTCTTAGACGAATTAGATCTAGCTGATCCAAAAGCCATCAAGCAGGGCGTCAACATCGCCCGATATAGTCGTGGTTTTCATGGCATCAAAGTTTACCTGTCAACTCGTAAATTCGCCTTCGGTAACATGCAAGCCGCCATCGAGAAAGCGGAAGAAACAAAATCGACCATTCTTTCTTGGAATATCCTAGATGTCACCGAAGCTTGTCCCACTACAAGGCATAAACCTGAACTTCCAACTCAAGACATGTTCGTGGCTAAGAATCTTCCGTTAATTCGATTGACCGGAGATGAATTTAATGCTCTCCCAGATTTGGAAAAGACCAAATACGATATGATTCCAAACGCACCTGCGGGCTGTACGAGCTGTAAATTATTGCCTGTATGTAGGACCAGACTATCTCAGAAATCGCAAACCGCAACTGGTGGATTTTATAAGCCGATTACTTCTGTAATCCAATCGTTCGCGGAGAACGACGTAGATGTCGCAGAAGCCGAACTTTTATGTTGGCGACCGGGTTCAACGGGATTGGTCTATCCTCGTTATGTAGATAAAAATAAAGATGGAAATCTGATTTCAATCAAACAGGCATTTGAAACTTTAACGGGGAATCCTGCGCCAGCAAATGTAAGCGAATTAAATATCTACGCTATTCTTAAGACTCTTGATATTCCAGTTCACTGCGGCGTCGATTGGGGTCATACTCACGATGCTGTTATATTGGCTATGGCTAAAATTCCCAACGGTGAGGTTTGGATCATCGATTGTTTTGCAAGTCCAAAATTAGAAATTCAAGATTTGGTGCCGGTCGCATTAAACTTCAAAGAAAAATACAATGTATTGAAATGGTATTGTGATACTTCGGCTCCAGCATATATTAAAGCGTTTGTTCGTAATGGTATGCCATGTCCAAAATTCGTTAAAGATGTGATGGGTGGCATCGGGAGTGTCCGCAGTAAGATTATGACTGCGACTGGCCAAAGACTTCTGAAGGTATTGGAAGTTGAAAGCAATAAAAAAGTAAGAACTGCTATCATGAAACATCGTTTTCTGTTGGATGGTCAGGGACAGGTCACAGCAACTCCAGACGATACTCCCGGTATTGCCGATATCGCGGATAGTTTGAGATATTTGGGGCAAAATATGTTCCCATTGAGTGGGCCTCAAAGACCAAACATTTCGATGATGGATCCAAGTACGCCCAACCCCGTTCCTGAAGAGCAAAAGCATACTCAAGAACAGCACGAAATGATGCAAAGAGAACTCGCTAAGGCCATTGGCGGACCTCTCGCGTCTCCTATCTCAGGGAAGCGTGGCGGCTTCCACTGGTCGATGTGATCCTTAATTCAATTCCAAAACGTTCCTTAATTTTTCGCCTACAATTTCCATTTGTTGCGATGTGAGCGTTCCCAATTTCTTCTGAAGCTGAGCTTTTTCAATTGAATAAATGGACGAACATTTGATAATGGATTCTTTTCTGAATTTGTAGAGAATATCTTCGTCTGAATTAAGTGGCTTTTTGCTCCCATCGTCTCTAAGTAGGCCAGTTATTTTTACAACTACGATATCCTCTAGTTTTCGTTCCATATTTCTGTAGTTGTTACTCACGATCAAGACTGGACGTAATTTCAGATCGGGATCGTTAGGCCAAACCGCACTCCAAATTTCGCCCCGGAGCATTAAATTAAGTCCTCATCGTTTGAGTCTTCATCTTTAAACAGACCTTGAGACATAAGCATGGTGGTACTTATACCCGAAGCGTCTCTATTGCGAGGAGGTGAATTTTCAAGCTCTTTAGCGTATTGTTCGTAATTGCGACCCATTTGCTCTCTTTTTTCTTCGTGGAGGCCTTTTTTGATGAGTTCGTTGACCCTAATACTCAGTTTTCTGGAAGGGGTTCCATCTAACGCCTTCTCTACGAGAGGCTCGGGGTAAAAAGTATGTCTGATTTGCATTTTTTTCTTTTTCACTCTCTTTCTCCCTATAATATATCGTAAGTAGCCATTGATGTCAACTAGTATAATACAAGATTGGGGTCATTTTTACACGTCGTCGTTTCAGCCAATCTTATCCTATAAGAGGCCTATCTCATGAAAACCAATTTACAGTTTTTCCTCAATACTTACAGCGACTTATATCCAACTACCACACCCTCTAGGAACAACTTCAAATGGCTCCGCGAAATCAATGGGATTCCATTCACTGTCGAAAATGATCAACAAATTCAAGTACTTCCTTCAGCAACTACTCCAAATATAGTTCCTTACCCATTTTCTACCGCTACTAACACCGGAACCAACAGCGTGAACGCTACTGATGTTATGACTGTCATAGGCACTACGGATGGAATTGCTCCAGGAAATCTCATAGTTGGAAGTTTGATCCCGGCGGGAACTACCGTCGTATCATTAGCGCTTACACAATACACGTTTACCGTAAGTTCGGCAAATGCAACCGCTGGCGCTGTTTATAGTAACAATGGCATAAATTTTACTGTAGCTAGTACGGTCGTTGCCGGAACCACGCTCAATTGCACCGGGACTGGAGATCCTACTTCTTCTGGCACTTTGACGCTTGTAAGTGGGACCGGAGATGCTACGATCACGTTTTCTGCGGTTACTGAAGCCACGGCCTTGACCATGTCTAGAGCCGCTACTTCAACCGGAACCATTACTATTGACTTCTACGCACCCGCAGCCTTCATCTATATGGAAAGTGATCAACAGGTTTCCGTGATATATAACAATGGGCTCCCTATGGTTCTGAATCCCTTTCAGGTCAATGGGTTAACTCAACCAGCGGTATTTTTTATGGCGGCTCCTATATATTCTCTCACCGTGACCAATCTCAGTTCTACCACCGCCAATGTATTCTTTGCTTCTATGGGCTAATCGATGATAACACTCGGAAAAACCGTAATTATGGTAGAAGGAAGAGAAGCCGTCGTTATGGGCGCTAGAGGGGAATGTGAAATTCGTACCAAGGATGGCAATTGGGGTAAGACGTATTCTGAATGGATTGTTGATTTTTTGGATAATGGAGAGCGCAGATACGGATTGAAATTTTCCGATATCAAGGTAATTTCGAATGACTAAAGACGATCAACCAAAATCAGCGATCAAAAGAGAGATGAGTCTTACCCTATCTGCATCTCCTAGCATGAATCCTCTTGACGATTTGAAAAAGAGTAGGCCTGATCTGTTTCCATTGCAAAAAGCTTTGAATGATGCTACTGGCAAAGCTACGGAACGCGCACCCGCTCTTACTTTCATGGAGAGCCCAAACTATAACGATGCCTATGCTGGTGTCGTTAAGGCTAAGCGAAATGAAATTCCCGATTCTATTCTTAAGATGGTTAGAACCCAAGACCATCTTGTCGCCGCTATCCTAAGAACCCGTGGTGGTCAGATCAGTCAGTTTGGTAAAAAACGTGCCGATCGTTTTGATAAAGGAATGGAGATTTCCATTAAGCCTGAATTCTTCAAACTTTTAAATACAGAACAATTTGAAAAAGTGACAGAGCGTATCAAACGATTAGAAACGCTTCTTTTGAATTGTGGCCATACTGAAGGATTGGAAAATCAACAGAAAGTTACGTTGAGTCAGTTTCTCAATATCCAAGTACAGAATGCCTGTACTTTTGGTTGGATGGGAACTGAAATTATTTATGATCGCGAAACCGATCCCGATAAAAATGGCGATTTTCCATTTAATCGATTTAGGGCCATTGATTCTGGAACTATCTATAAAACTGTGCGTAACGGAGAACAGGCTGGAGTCAACACTCGGATTTTAGCTATCAAAGAACTTGAGCGTATCACTGGCGACAAAATCAAAATTGACTACGACAAGCTTCGAGAAGATAAATATGCTTGGTGTCAACAAGTAGAAGGTATCGCGAAACAATACTTTACTCATAAAGAATTGTTGATGCATGATTTTTTCCCATCGACTGATGTGGAGAAGAATGGCTATCCGATTCCACCGATTGAAACCGCTATTAGTTCTATCACCACCCATATTTCTATCGATACTTGGAAGCGTCTCTATTTCCAAAACGGCAGAGCTACTCGTGGTGCTCTTGTTATTTCTTCAGACGATGTCGATTCTCCAACACTTGAAAAGTTTAGACAGGAATTCCAAGCATCT